GTTGAAGACAAGCTGCTGGATGAAACTGCACCTGAATTGGCCACCGCGCTAGATAATGCACAGCCCACCACCCCTGTTGCACCACAACCCGGTTTGACACCGCCTATGCAATAAGGTACAAGTATAAGCAGTTATGGCACAGACAGAAGACATAGACTACGAAGTAAGTGATTTTGCCATCCCCGATGATGACAAAAGTACGCCCGATCCTGATCGAGCTAATAAGTCGATACTCCTTGAAATACAGAAGTATCTAGTTGAGGCTATTGATGAACACAATGGCCTTGATCTTATTGACCTTACTGAACAGGCTAAAATGACTCCTACGCAGCAAATTGCGGTGCATAAACTGGTTATTAATCATTTGCGGAATATTAAAACGACAATAGATAATAAAGTAAAGGAGTTATAAGCATGTCAGATATAGATCACGAAGACGAGTTTGATAAAGCATTTGAAGGTTTTGGTGAAGATCCAGCACCGGTAACACCACCGGCAGCAGACCCACCACAAGACGATCCTGTTCAGGAAGACGGCGGCAAAGATGATACTGAGCCAAAGGAGCCTAAGCAAGATGACCAACCGCCTAAAAAAGAGGGGCAGGAAGATACCCCACCAACAGGTGATGCGCCTAAAAAGGAAGAAGAGCCTAAACAAACTCCGGCTCCTGAAACGCCGCCAGCGCTCGAAGAACCTAAACCCCTAACGCGTGATGATGTTACTTCGATTATTCAAAATATTCGTACTGAAGAGCGTACTAGCGCGCAAGAAGTTGATAACACCACTAAAGAGGTGCTTGAAGCTTATTACCCTGAAGGCCTATCAAACGTACTTGTAGATCAAAATACTGGCAAAGAACTCCGTACACCTCAAGATGTGATTGATGCTACTGGTGGTCAGATGTCGATGGAAGATGCGACTCAGTGGCTTATGAATGAGCAATATAAGCTTGATACCGAGATTTCGCGCATTAAGAGCGATGCTCAAAAAATCGCTGAACAGACCATTAGCTTTAAGCGTGACTCTGTTGCAGCACTTGAGAAGTATGAGCCACTATTTAAGTGGCAGCCACAGCTTCAGAAAAAGACCTTTGACTTGCTTATGCGCCAAGTGAAGGCCGACACTGAAAAAGGTGTTATTTTATCGGCTCCTGATGTACTGGATCTATACGATACTTACCTTGAGCCATATCAAAAGGCTTATGAGTTTGCTAATGGCCAACCGGCCACAAACCCTAACCCACCAGCACCAGAACCACCAAAACCCGGCGCAGATGACCGCCTAGATGAAAATGGTGATGGCGGCGCTACTACTACGGTAGATGATCCAAATGACTTCGGACAACAAGTAACAAAAGAATTAGCAAAGGAGCTTTAAGATGTCAGCATTACGCGAACCAGAAGGCATAGCTTTCTTCAGTATTAAAACCGGTGAAACTTTTTATGCAAAGCTTGAACCAACAATTGCAGCTTTAATTAATAGCTCAGATATGGGTATTAACGCATCGCGTGGCCAAGATTTCGGCTGGCGCCTTGCCCCGACATGGGTTAAAAAAGTGCGTGATTTTAAGGCCGATGAAGATAAAATGGATGCACTCGCTAACAAGCTTCGGCTTGAAGATGGTGTAGCACCTAGCACTATTCAGATCCTTAATTACATTTATGGCCGCCAAGTTCGAGCTTACTTGCAGAGCCTTCAAGAGCATGAAAATCCGTTTGAAGAGCAGTATCAGCAAGATATTTCAGGCGGTGTAGGCCAAAGACAAATGCCAACACACCTTCGCGTGGCTGCCGAAGATGAGCAAGTTACTGAAACTGTCGATGAGGCCGACTTGATGCCTGAAGACGATGAACCGGAAGAAGTGAAGCCACCTAAGGCCGCTAAACCGAAACAAAAGTAACGCTGGCTATATCTGAGTCATACGTTTCTTGAGCGATGGAAGGGGAGAGTATAAACTCTCCTTTTTCATTGAAGTAGTATTGCAGCGCAGTACAGAGGTAGCGCAACATATCAGCATCATGGCTTGCGCTATCGTGTTTCGCCCCCATGTAGTCACCAGTGGTAGGGTTAAACTTCTTTTTATAGATCCGTACTAGCCGGCTAAAATCACCGGTCATGCCGCCGTTTATCAATAATTTTGGTAGCCAGTTTTCGACATAGCCAATACCAACAGATACGCCTTCACGCTTAAGAATTGAAACATTAGTAATACCCTCTTTATGCAGCGTAGCGATACGACTTTGGCCATCATTCAGGCTTGATACTGTGCCGTCATGCGGTAAAAAGTGCCAAGCATAAACATAAGGCTTTAATTTCAGCTCATTAGCCATCGCTTTCATATTTGAGCCTTCGATACCTAGCCGATCAATTAAGCGCGGTTTACCCTTGAAAAACTGGAAAAAACCGACCACCATACTATCTGATTTACCAAGATCCCACGCGGTAAATACTGGATATGCAGAGTTATATGGCCATTCGCCGATCGAGCCGTCTTTGTCTTTGGCGCCCATTATTTCACCGTAGTAACTGGCGGTTGATGATTGACCCCAATCAAGCAATATCTCTTGCTTATACAAGAAGTCATTACCATATTCATCAATGTAGTCTTGGCGCAAAACTTCCATTTCTTGCTTGGTCATAAACCGATCGCCGGGGATGTAGCAAGTGTACTGATTTTTACGCGTTTTGGCTGCCTCGTGTAGTTTCTTGAACGTACCACCAGATATACCGTCTTGTTTTGGCGTACTAGCAATAATAATTTTACCGCCGTTCAAGTTGGTGATAGGCCGGACTACACCCAGCACGCCACTTGGCAAGTCCACAAACTCATCAAAGAAGTATATTTTAGCGTTCGCACCACGCAACGCTTCGGCATTAGTAGCACCTAGTACAAACAGCGTTGATCCGTTAATAAGCGTGATGCGCATATCATCTTCGCTGTTCGATTGGCTGGCAATTAATTCTTTCGGTATATGTTCGAGTGTTTTGAAGCCGTCATTTTCAATGTTAGTCCAAAAGTTTTTGAACCCCTGTTTGGCCGTAGGATAAACAATAACGACATTCATTACCTCTTTGACCATAGTCGGTATGATATGTTCGACAAATACGGTGTAAGTTTTGGCTCCACGCCGCGCAACTACCAAGACCGCTTGACGAATTGGTGAGTCTAATGCCTCGACAATTTCTTGCTGATAGTCTCGTAGTGGTAAACGGTGTGCTGGTATCTGCATATTATTTGCTTGATTTATAACCTTTAGTGTATTATTAGCATAACAGAAGACAACAACAACATATTAAACTTTGATTGAAAGGATTGCTCTTATGGCATCTTCTTATGGTACTAATACCAGTTCAATCCTTGACAAGCCGCTTGAGCGTGCCTCATACGTTGCTCGTCACTTGAACGCAAACGGTGTTAGTTGGTTAAACGCTTCGACAGTTAAGCTTCTTAACTACGATATTTCTGGTAGCTCTCTCGGTACATACGATGAGACTGCTGTTTCACAAACTGTAACTCTTGCTGAAACCGGTGAACAGACAATGACACTGGCTTACAACAAGTACAAGTTCTTGCGCATCCAAGAAACACTTGATCAGGACACCCCTGTTGCAAGTTTGGCTGCTAAGTTTGCTCGAACATGGGTTTACGAGAAGTTTATCCCTGACTTCGATGCTTACGCGCTGGCCAAGATCGTTGCTGCCCGACCGGCTGCTAACAAGATCTCTTGGAACTCAAGCATTGATAGTGTCAAACTTAAGTTCTTCAACACTGTAACTGCTGTTAAGAAAAAGGGCGGTAAGCCGGGCAGTATGCTTGCTTTCGTACCATTCGCAACTGCTGATACCTTCAAAGCCTTGGTAACAAGCTTCGATGGTTCTGACCTTGGCTATACGGCCGGTAAGAACGGTGTACTTGGCCCGGTTGATGGCGTTATGGTTGTCGAAACCGATGATAGCTACTTCCCAGCCACTTACATTGATGCTGTTGTTGTCGATAAGCGTGCGGTTGTTAAAGCTGTTCCTAAAATGGATCCTGCTACCGGTAGTGGTATGCGCCTTCTGAAAGAAGTTGGCGGTCACGGTGGTAGTGAGTTGCAGCTTCGTTCTCGTGGTGATGTGTTCGTCTTCGGCCTGAAGGCTGGCGCAATCGCTACACTTGAGCGCACAAACTCCTAGTTCTAGCGACTAAAAAAGCATAAGAGCGGTATTCTTTTACCGCTCTTTTTGTTGTATGATTAAGCTATGAACCCATCTATTAATGCATTAAAAGCAAGTGACGGTAGCGGTAACGCTAGTGTTGCAACCGTCTCAAACACTCGCGCACCTCTCGCAACCACAATTCAAGTTGATACAGTACAAGGTATAAATGATGACTTTTTCGGTACAATGGGTACTCCGCACACCTTTACCGATCCAGTAACCGGCGAAACAATTACTGTTATCTCTGAGGCCACAGCCGTTGATTTTAGGGGTCATGTAGATGGCTCAAATCTTGAAATAGATGAAATAGCACCCGGTTATGTTGATGCTGGTAGCTCGGTAGGCGATATTGTTGTTATTCGACCTACTACTCAATGGGGCGATCAGGTGGCTGAAGTTCTTGAAGTATCACACAATGATGACGGTACGATTAAAAATGATGCCATTACCACTAAAGACCAGTTTGTGGATGCGCTTGATCCAGTGTTGCGCGCTTCAGAGATAATGTTTGAC